CTGCTGCAACATCTTGAACAGCTTTTGAAGATGTTTGATGACCGGTAGGCTCACCAATGCGTTCGCCAGCTCTAGCAGTTTCAATTAGCTTCTTAAATTCTTTATAAGCACTGGGACACATATCCAAGTTTTTAGTTTGAATGCCATCGAACTCTAATTGATCTTGATTTACGTCTTCGAATAATGCACGCTTTTGATTGGCAGTCATTAACAGAAATGGTAATCTTGTTGCTTCTAATTGCATAGGTTCTACCTCTACGGACTCTTTAACTTTGTTATCTGGTACAACCTTGTAAGAGCCACCTGTACCATATTTTGATGGGATAAAAACTGTCTTTTTAGGACCTGACTGAGCGCTTACTTTAACTCTCTTCATCATTGACTGAAACTTCTCGCCGTAATCGGCTTCTTTAGCTTCTGTCTTAACTTTACTTTCCCCAGGGGTAATACGCTTCATCTCTTTAGTTCCTTCTGGGGTACCCCATTCGTATTTAGAAATCTTTACTTCACCTTGTGAACCAGGTGCTACAGCCTCTTGAATACCCATGTGCTGTCTTACATCGTGGTACAATGCTTCTTTATGTTCTAGCTTCATCTTAGAAGGTAACGCGGCATGGAATTTCTTCTTTCTGCCTGCAGCAGCATGCTCTCGCATCTTAGTACCTGAGACACCTGAAGTACCTTCTGCATCAGGGTCTCTTTCCCCCGAGGAATGTACTTTGATAGATTTAAAATTATAGCTACCGTGTGCACTCTTTACGCCATTATACTTATGCAGTAACTTATGGTACTCTTCTACCCTGTCTGAACCAGCAACAACGTGTAGATGCTTAACACCTTGGCTGGCCATTGCAGCTGCATGATGAAGAATAGTAGGGTGCTCTTTAGAAGCCGCTTCAATATTAGTACCTGGAAATGCATGCTGGGCATGCTTTACTTTAACATCAGCCGGCAACGGATTCTTAGACTTATCTTGAGAATGAGATAGAACTACCTTATGAACAGCATTGTGTTCTTTAGCAACTTCGTGTACTTTATTAATAACCTGCTCATGCCCAGTAGTGGGTGGATTCATACGGCCATACGCAAGTACGCCGTGTTTTTCCGGTGCTTCTGTTAGGTAGTCTATAAAGTCCATGGTATTTAATTAGTTAGCCGTTTATTTATCTTTCTTTTTACCTAGTGACATATTGATTCTCCAATGGGCCAATTGCTTTTCTCTAGGTGATGCTGAATCAGAAGATCTAACCTTCTTTAATTGAGTAATAGATTTACCTTTGAGACCATGTCTTGCCATATCACCCTTATCCTGGGGGTTACGGCCGTCTTGAAAGTTCTCTCTAATGTCTTTAAATGTTTTCATTAGGTTAATTCTTTAAAATTAAATGCAAACCAAACATCAAGCTTTGTAGTATTATCCACTCTTCTCATACAAAGAGTTAACATGTTTGGTGTTGTACCACCATACAATGTTGCAGGACCTTCATCTGCATCTGAGTTTTTTCCAATAATAATACCCGAGTGTCTCATATATGCACCATTTGGTGTAAAGGTATTACCCTGATTGGAACTGTTTTTGTCTTGATAAATTCTATATTCAGTTCTATTGCCTACAGAGGTCCATGCTGGGATAGCTGCGCCGGAGATTGCAATTTCCCCCTCATACCATTCATATACTATTGTACTTTGATTTGCGTTATTATTACCGATCTCGTATTCTAAAATTTCGGTAAGTTCAGTTATAGGTCTAGTATTGGATACCCTGAAACTTATGACCGGTCGCATGGTTTCATCCATTGTCCAACCACGGTTTGTATTAATTGCATGATTATTAATAGCAAATAAATTACCTGCCGCCTCTTCTGCAATTACAGTAATTATGTTAGCAATAGTAGCTGATACTGGTAGTGGATTTGAGACAGTTACTGTTGATGAATTATTGTTTAAATAAACATTTCCTCCAACTGGCATGAACGAGGTAAGTATGTTGCCAGATGAACCGATTTCTGTTACGTGTACATGTACAGGATTTTCAGGGGTACTTGCAACTGTAACAGTATCAATAATATTTGTATTACCAATAATAGTAATATTAGAGCTACCCAGCGTAACTGGTAATGGATTTAATATTGTTACTCTTGAAGTATTGTTATTCAACCAAACATTACCTACAACCGGTAGAGCATTACCCGTATCATTTTTAACTTCTACTTCATTAGAAATAGTGGAATTGCCACTGAACAAATATGTCATTAAATTATTCTCCAACCGTCTCGGTATATCATTTGTATGCCCCCATTATCCATTTGAAGAATAAAGCCTCCGGGATCATTATCTACTGTTCCATTAACCGTAATAGGGTTGTTTGAGCAGTTACCAGACTCATCTTTAATCACTATCAATCTACCTGGATGACCCACAGCATCTACTAAAGTAATGTTAACTGCGGCTGCCGCATTAACTCCAATGTAGTAATCTCTTCTTGTAATTGTATAGTCACCTGTGATTAATTTCACTGGGTGATCTAAGTTAATTACATCCCCGGCCCCACCTCCGGGACCAGTTAACGATATCTTTGAAATCCAGTCTTCTAAGAACTTTAACTTTTTACGAATATCATTGACCGAGCGCCCAGAAGAATCAGCATCTGGTTGTTGATAAGATGTCTCTTCACTCTTAACCTCCTTAGCAATGTGAGTTACCGCTCTATCAATTAAGGTTTCGGTAACGGGGGTACTGGGTGCGGGTGCTTCTTCGGTAAGGGTCAGTTCTTGGGGTGTCTGTGCTTGAACCAACTCATCAGTTGTCTCTCTTAGTAATTGCTCTAATTCATCCAAAGACGGGGGGACTGGAAATGCAATAATCTGGGCTCGAACATTTGGTGGTTCATTCTTTGCGGCATCAGCTAGATCAGAAAAGATATTAGTCTTAACCGATGCTGCTACACTCTCTTGTAACGCAGTATAGCGCTCTACCTCTTCAACCAAAGCAGGGTCAACGGGCTCGTTCATAGCTTTAGCCCACTTTACCAAAATCTGCTTTTCTTTAATACTTTTCATTGATTTTTAGTTGCCTTGCCTGTATAATCCATATGTGGGCGGTTGAGAATTACCTTGGTCTAGCAGCGAAATTTGCTCTACTAAACTCTGCTCTATCCACAAACTTAGTCGGTCTGTTATTTCTGATAACGACAAAGCCTTCAGGTTTAGCCGGCTTACCACCGGTGATCTTAGTTGAACCTGGTTCAGGTATCGAATGTTCAAACTTAGGTTTAGCAGACAACGAATGAACCAATTGATCTTTAGCAGCCTGTAGGTGATGATGCATATCTAAGATCTTCTGAAACTTATCAGAATGTTTATTTACATGGGCTAGATCTTCTTGCATCTTATCGGTCTTAGTACCAACAGCCTTTGCTGTCTTTACCTTAGCAATATCTTTAAGATGCCGATCTCTTAAGTGTTCAGAATAACCTTGAACCGATGGCTTGGTACCATCTCTTACGGTCTTATTAATGTAAGTTTTCAAATGTTCTTGATGACCCTCTATAGCACCGTAGTGCTTTTTATCGGTACTGTTAAAGGCTTGTTTTGCCTGGGTCATATGATGTTCATACGTATGTGACTGGTTTGTATTCAGATCGGCCTTATGAACATCGTCTACAGTACTTATAACATGGACATCTGGATGCTTAGGGAAGTGAGAAAGATCGGCACCGTATTGTGCTTTCATTCCTGCTAATGTATTACCTTCGTAGGCAGTATGTACGGCAACTCCAAACTTAGAACTTGCAACCTTCTTACCTTCTGCCGAACTATGAGTTGTAGAGTACGTTAAGGTATTAGGTTTAAAGTGATACTTACCACCTTCATTTACAACATCACCGTGCGGGTTATCTTTTGACTTGATACCCGAATGCATCACATCACCTTGATAGACTCCTGTCTTAGGTGTTACTTTAGGTAGATGTTCTAATGCTTGTTTTAACTTCTGAACTAGACCAGGGGCATGCCCGTGATTCTTTTCGATATCTTCTGGTGTATAGTTTAACTTAGGATCTTTATTAAACACCGATTTAGATGCAACAAAGAAAGCACCTGTCTCAGGGTGATGCCCGAATACAATAGAAGGTGAACCATCGTACTTAGTTGCAATCTTAGTCTTATTCTTCTTACCGTTAACTTGGTCTTTAACGTCTTCTAAATTATGATAGGCATGGGCAAAGCCTTCCATACCATCATTAATGACATGGTCTTCTGCATGCTCTAAATGCGTTAGTTTTTCTTCTGAAGCTTCAGTAAGATATAAGTTAAATTGCATCATATTGTCACACCACCGCTCGGTTTTGATTGAAGTCTAAAGCTCGCTAATACATCTAAATGAGGATTCGTATTGCTAGCCCAGAATTTTTTAGGATCGGTCTTTGCTGCTCCGGGGCGAGGAGAAATACGAACTTCTAAATTAGCGGTAAGCGCTGGAAGTACGCTAATAGAATTTTTGCCGAAGTACTTTGCAATAGACAACTTATCGGGTTCTGGTAAAGTACCGGTGTCTTCTACAAACCATATTGTTGTTCCAATCATAAAAAACAAAATACTGTAATCTGCATCACTTTGTAAATTTGCATGAAACTTTTTGTGATAATGCTTTTTAATTTGATCACCGAGAATACTACTTGAAATATTTGCTATTTGAGTATTATCTGTATTAGTAGAAAAATTGTATAAACGATCTTTACGTTCTTTCTTATCAGTTATAACAACTAAAGAACCTGAATGAAGCCTCTTTACATTTGCACTAAAATAGGTTTGAAGATCTTTTAATAAACGTTTAGCTTCCGTTTTGGCTTTAGAACTGCTATTCATAACATCTATCAGCAGTTGTTTATTTGGATCTGATGCCGAGGTGGTGGACGCTGATAGATTAAAGTTGGTACCATCAAAAACCCAATCTCGCATGCTCCCCATGGGAGCTTTGTAATCCATTTTATATTCAAAATGTAAATCGACGTTTTTTTTATTAATAACAACTCTAAAGCCAAAATCTGGAAAGTTTGTTGCTGAACCTGCAGGGGAAGCAATAACCTTTTTTACAGGCAGTAGTTTTCTTACTTTTTCAAATGCTTGTTTTTCTGCTTGTTCTGCAGCTCGTTCAGACATATGTTCTCCTAAACTTATTATTATTA